ATGCGCTTCGAGCGCAGCTGTCGCCTTGTTCAGCGCCGTCGGATCGACAATGACGGCTGCGACCTGCGCGGCGGCGCTGGATGCCGCCGGAGAGCTTTGGCGCCCCTGCCAAAGGCCCAGGTAGCGAACCGCGAAGATAACCGCCAGAACAGCCCCGAAGGTGATGAGAGCGGGCGCCGGCAGGTTAGCGAGCTGCTGTTCCATTCCTGATTTCCCCCTCGTCGTGCGCGGCACGGTGAATGTTGACGAGCTCGCCGACCGCAAACAGCGGGTAGATGGCGAGCCATGTCGAGACGACATCGGAGGAGTAGAACCCGTATGAGATGCCTGCCCAGATGATGCAGCCTATTCCGGCCGATATCTGCCTGATCTGCGGAGTGACGTTCTTCCGTGCCCCGTTGATGACGAGCCCAACGATGCGCAGGATGCCGACGAAGAACATGATCCAGCCGAGCAGGTCCTCGGAGTGGAAGATGTAGCGGAAGGCGATCCAGGCCGGCTGGTTGAACGTCTGGGCCGGCAGGAGAAGGATGCAGCCGAACAGCATCATGTGCCCGGCCATGAACCATTCCATCATGCGCGGGCCGAAGCGGTGCTGGATCCTGATCCAGATGCCGGGGCCGGTGTAGCCGTCGCTCAAGACCTCCCCTCCCCATGCCTTCGGCACTCGTCCCGCGTCCAGACATCCGCTGCGCAGATGCCAACTACCGTACGGTCGATCTTGCGCTGATCCGCCGGCGTTGCTCCGCGGGCACCGATCAGGTCAGTCCCGACCACCCGCCGAAGACCGTCGACACTTCCTGGCGCCGAAGTCCCACATGCCGTCAGGGCAAAGGTCATACCGAGAGCGGTCATCATCCGAAGCGTTGCCTGCCTCATTGTTCTGCCTTTCGATCTTGTTGAGGGCGTCGTCGCCGGCCTTGTCCCAGATCCAGGCGACGACGAGCACGAGGGTGAGAAGGATGGCGAGAGCGCCAATGATGCGGGGAGAAGCCAGCATCTAGGCCTCCAACTCTTTCCGGATCGACTTCACGCGCCGCACGATCCATTCTCCGCCGACCAGCACGGCGACAACGACGCCGATCCCGATCACGAGCGTGAGGATCACAGCATCACGATCCATGCCGGCGAAGAATGCCGCCACGCCACCGCCGCCGAACACGCTCCCGAAGATGCCGGAGAGCCAGTTGGTTTTCTGGCGGACTTCCTTTTCGACCTTTTCCGGGACCACCGGGCGATCGATAGGAACCGGGACCTCCACGGTGACTTCCTTCTCGATGACGGGCTGTCCTGCCTTGTGGCGCTTGCGGATTTCGGCGAGGACTGACCGCACCTTTGCGGGTGTCACCGGAGTGTGGGATTGGTTACCGTAGTGCCCCGTTCCCTTTGTGGTCGGGATGGACGCCCATTCCTGCGCTAGGTTGTTGATGAGGGTGTCTTCGGAGAGGCGACCGGCCAGGTACTTGTCGATCCCGCGGACCCCGAGCAGATAGCAGGCCATTTCATCCTGGCAGTCGGCATCGAACTTCCGGGACAAGGGGAACCGCTCCGGCAGTTTCTTGCGGATGCTGCGCGCCGTGGTGCGGACGATCTGGTACCGGCCGGCCGCCGATGATTTCCACTTGTTCTTCGGATGCTGGAGCATTTTCGTCTGCAAAGCGTCCAGTTCCTTCAGCGTCATCGAAACGAGATCGACATCGCCGCCGGTATAGGCCCCATAGGCGAGCGTCTCGTTGTAGCCGTCGCCCTTGTCGGTCCCTTCGGTGAAACCGATCAGGTCGAGCAGCGGACGATAGACGTAATATTTGTCGGCACGGCCGATCGCCGCGCCGGCGGGCACGTTGGTCATGATGATCTCCTGATGTTCGGATGGTCAGTCTTCGGCTATGGGTGGCGCCGCCGGAGAATTGTTACAGACTGCAATCTTACGTCAGTTGCTAGGTGGCGGCGCCCTGCCGTATCAACGCCCGCATAAAGACTCACGAAGGCCAGCCAGATGCAGGACGCGCGCAAAACGGATGATCGCGAAGAAGCGACAAAAGCCGAGAAGCAAATCGACTTCTACGATCCTTGGCAGCAAGCCTTCCGTGAAGAGATGAACCGCCGCCAGAACGAGTTCGACTTCTGAAGAGCATCCGCCGGCATACCCTGCAATATCTGCAGCCCTTCAGCTGTTCTTAGATCGGACTGAATGCTTGCGGCGGCGAGGCCGGCATTTTCTCTGTATTCTGCCAACGCGAAGACACGCACGGCGTGTATCCAAATTTGCCTTGTCATCAGGAAACAGATCAATCAGCCCGAGCCGGCAGAATTGGCGGTCGATACCGGGAGGTACCCCCTTGGCGAGCGTGGCTCTCCCTCTACCTAGCTACGCGGAACAGGATCTTTAGAGGAACCCAAGCATGGAGCCTATGTCCACGACGGAACGGGACCCCATTGAGAGATTGGTTCTGTTCCTGCTGCGCCATTGGCTTCTGTTTATATCGCTGCTGCTCGTGGGCGCCGGCGCTGCGCTTATCGCGACGTTCTTTCTTCCCACCAGCTACCGAATGTCAGTGAATATCCAGGCCCCGCACTACGCGACCCCGGAGTTTGACCAGTTGGTCCTATCCTTGGAGGGAAATAGCACGAACGACAGCATCGCCTTGACCCGGACCTCGCATAGCAGAGATGCTCTCGCGAGGGAGGGACAGCAGATACTTGAGGCAGCGCGAATCATTGCTAATGCGGCAGTCCAGCGGGAAGTAGAACGGATCGAGATGCTGTCCGCACTTCGATCAGAAATATCCGATGCGACTGCCGTTCCCCCTTTGAACGCCTTCGATCGAGCAACGGCCCTGGTCGCCAACCTCCAGGCTACTGACATAGCGGAGCATCGGCTGAGCACACTTCAAAGGTGGGAAGCCGCTATCCCGGAAAACGCTGTTGTTTCGAAGGTTGGCTTTCGGAACGTCGTTCTTTTCGGAGCTTTTTCTGGTCTGACCCTCGCCGCCCTCATCGGTCTAGTCCGAACGTTGATCGACAGGTACCGGAACCTCGCCGCGCCTGAATAGTCCTCCTCCTTCTGAGGGCAGCTATCGACCGGCCTCTGTCGACGCATATGCTTCGAAGAATCGACGGCCGAATTCAATCTGGGCAGCGGCCGTGAAATGGACCCCATCCATCGTTCGTAAACCGCTCGCATCAACAAAAATGGTCTCAGGTATCGACCGCAAGGCGGCAGTGACCGTTTCTCCTTTGTGATCGGCGACAAAGCTATCCGCGAGCCCGCCAACGAGAAAGGTGCAGGATCGCAACGTCGGGGCGCCTGCCTTCATAGCCGAGAACGAGACTGCGATATCGTGTCCGTAGGCATCGCTACCCGCCACAACCTCGTTCTCTCCCTGATGCCACAGGAACGCACACTGGTCGATCTCGTAGCGCGCTGCGATGCTGTTCACTCTCGCAACAAGATCCGTGTTGAGATTGCCCCCAGCGCCCCATTCCTCCGGCCCCAGCCCGGTCTCCCCCTTGGCGGCAGGAATAATTATGATATCTCGATCTGGATGATGGGCCTTGTAGTGCTTGGCGAAGGCAAACCCGAAGCCGATGCCTTGAGGCGTCACATCCCAATGCTGCAAAGGCTCCGCGGCAACAACAACGGGCTCAATTCCCTTGCCTGTCCGAGCGATCTGATAGATGCCCGATACCGGAGCAGCTAAAGAGGCATCGCCATCTGGCGCTCGACTTGTAGCATTGGACTGCCCGGCGACCACCACCAATGTAACCGACCCGGACGGCTGTAGTGAGCGATCATCCTCCGGAATGGAGGTCAGCGCCCATAAAAGGGTCAATGCACCGATAAAAAACACGAACCCTGCTGGGATTATGATGCGCATCTTTCGCTTGTACGGTTCCGCAAGAGATTTGCGCAAGGTTACCGAGCGCAAGCCTTAGGATTTTTCAGGATCACCTCAGTGATCAGCTGGTGTCCAAATGCGGATGGATGAATGAAATCTGGCTGCCCGCCGCCATCGAGGGCATAGAGCGAGCGGAAATACGCGTCTGATGAGCTAACCGACCCGTTGTAGAAGAGTGCTCGTATCATATGACACCAAACTTCGACATATTGGACGCCATCGAGACTGGCGAGCCGCTGCATCATGTCATACTCTTCAAGCGCATAGCCGTTGAGATTGGTGCTATCGATGTACGGCCAGTGTGAAGCGATGGTGACCTTAGCCCCAGCGCTCTGTGCCATCTCGATCATGTCGACCATATCAGCTTCATTCTGCGAGATGGATACTCCATTGGCCGCGTTGTTCGCGCTGGCCATAATGAACACGGAACTGGGATTGTGAGTCGCCAGATCAGATGCCCAATGTGAAAGCATTTGAGTGCTGGTATGGCCCGGCACAGCAGTGTTCACGATGTTCGGGAATCCGCGGGCAACACCCACCTTTTGCACGAAGGTCTGCGCAAGCGAGACGCCTGGCCGCTGCCCGTAAGTCACGCTGTCGCCGTTTGCGAGTAGTGTGTCGGTAACCGTGGGTCCCGAAGTCGCAAAGGCTGCGGCCAAAGCCGCTTTATGCGCGCCGCTGATTAGCAGGCGATCCCCGGTCGGCATAGAAATGTCCACGCCACCAGAAACACTTGCAACTGAAACGCCGCCACTTTCGCCACGTATGTCAGTGACGAGCGGGACACCTGGGACGCGAGTTTGAGCCGCGCGACGGACAAAGCTGGTCATATACGAGCCCCCTCAAGAAGATAGAAGCCCCGCGCGATGTTGCCCGAGCTAAACAGCACGCGGAATGCATTTCGGGCGACAGCGTTAGATCGAAACCCACCATTGTCGCACAATACGATGGTGCCGGTATTCGAAATGAGAGTTGCTTTAGACCTGATCGCGCAGAACTCAGCTACGTTGAAGTTTGATAACTCAACGGTGAAATCGATGCACTCGTTGTTGTCATTTCCCACACCTGCCCCGGAACTTATAAAAAACGCGGCAGCACTGGCGCCGTTGAGCAATGCAACGGTGCGAGTCGTACCCTCAATGGCGTCGATCTGTTCGGCATAGAAACCACTGCCAGTGTCGTACGCGCCGCCATTGTTGGTAGAGGTGCGAAGCTGCAAGTTAACTGCGTCGTTAGCAGGGAAAAGCGTCCCCTTGAGCCGCAAATACCTGAAAGCGGAAAGGTTGGTGAAATCCAGCGAAGAGAGACTAGTGACAGCCCCCGCAGCAATGCGCTCTAGTCCCTGCGGACGCAAGGTGACATCGGCGTCACCGACCGTGATTGTGCGAGTGGATCCTGCTGAAACGCCTGACACCTGAAACGCTACAGCCTTGGTCGGGTCGGCGTTATCGGCAACTTTGAATGCTGCATCCGAGAACACGTCGGTCCTCGAGATATCGCTAAAAACCAGAGGCGTCACGCCAAGCGTCCCGCCTAGCCCGTTAACGTTCTGCCAAAGCGACCCATTTGCGACCGGGAAAAGACCACCGTAGATCTCGGCCCAGGTGTTGAAATCAGAATGCCGCACGGCGCCCCCGGATGGTTGAACCGCGTAAACACCGTCAGCGGCATTGCCACCTGGGGTCGCACGCAAAACCACGTCCCCAGCAACCAGGACAACCCCATTGACGGTGTCTCCAGCTTCGTATGCTGTCGATGGATTACCAGCCGCGGTGTCCACCACCGTACAGCCGATCCCCTTGAGGCCACCTCCCGGTGCCCCGTCTGCGCCTCCGCCGGCGATCAACCGCCAGTAACTGTTGCTGGTAGTTGGCGGCGATGGGGGTGAATTGCCGACGCTGGACGATGCGTTGATATAGCGCCAGCTAGAGCCGCCGAAGGTCACCCCGTCATTTAGAGAGTACGTTGTGCTGGCCGAATAGTCGCCTTCCCAGTTGATCCCGACTGCTTGCGCGGCCCAGTATTTCGCCGATCGATCCGCGGCTCCGTCTCCGCCCGCCTCTACGCTGATCGGATCATCTGACTGGGCCCACTCCTGCGCATAGCCTTGGGCCGCCTCGACTGCCGCTTGTACGGCAGAACTCGCCTGATCTGAGCGCATGTAGAAGCTGGAGCCGATCTTGACGCCGGAGACTGGCATGCCCTCGATGAGCCCACCGATGGCCGGATCATTGCCGGATGCCGTCTTGATCGTCAGCGGCGGATTGCCGTCGAAAGAGATGGTGACGGTCCCGCTGGTATTGGTCGCCGGCACGACGAACTCGACGAGCGCCACGCCGTCGCCGGCAGGCAGGCGCGGATTTGTGTCCATCGAATATGCGTTGGCAGTGCTGTCGCCGTCATCGGTCGCGGTGACAAACTGGTAGCCGGGCAGGAAGGTGGTGATCTGCGACCATGATCCCGTGCCGGAGCCGCCGGCCTTCACATACATGCCGTTGTTGGCCGAGATATCGTCCTCGTAGACGACGGCGAGACTGCCCGCAGCATGGGCGAGGTCCGCGTTCAGAGCGGAGAGCGTAGATTTCCATGTCGCGCCGCCGAGCCCGCCGGCGTTGATTAATCGCTCGTAGCCACCAAGGAGGGCGCGGATCTCAGACTTCTTGACCTTCTGAGGTCCAGACGACGGCACGCCGTCGGTTACGTAGTCGCGAAAGACTTCTGCAGCGGTCGCCATGCGAACTCCATGCAAAGAAAAGGCCGGTCAGAGGCGGCCGAAGATTGGTGATTTGTTGCCGCCAAACGGCGCGTCAGGTGACGGTGAATGAGCCTGTCGCTACAGACGTGCCCATCACTCCGGACGGATTGATCGACCGAAGCCAAGCATAGTGAGTGCCGGCCGCTAGGCCGGTGACAGCGCGCAGGTCTACGGCACTCGGCGGGCCGTACTCTGTCGCTGCAAGCGTTGCCGAGTTGATGTCATTGACCGTGGCTACGAAGATGCGGCAGGCGAAGTAGTTGGCGCTGTTCGGCGCCGTCCAGTTGAAAGTTGCTTTACCGGAGCCGGGTGTGACAGAGACGCCGGTCACTGCGGCCGGAGCGACAGGGTCGGCTGTGGCGGTCAGGTAGACGTAGTCGGTCCATTCTGAAGGAGTACCACCGCCCCATGCGCGAAGCCGTATTTTGTACTCCTGGCCGTCGACAAGATAGTTCGAACGAACCTGGGTTTCAGGCGCCTTGGAAAAGACCGACTGAACACCGGTGGATCCGCTAGTGCGGTCGTACTCCAGTTCGTAGGTGAGCGATGAGGCGACAAAATCCCATGTCGCATTGATGAACGCAGCCGTGGAGCCGCCAGAAACTACCTCGGTCTGGATTGAGGCGGCGAAGTCGACCGGCGCTGGCACGCCATCGTTTGGAAGCGCCACAACCAATTCTCCCGGCTCACCCTCTTCGGTTGCCGCATTGAAGTCGTACAGGCTCGGCGTCACGATGATGCCTGAGAATGAGATGCGCATGTTGCGCAGGTCGATGGTCACGCTGGATGTGATTTCCACCGTCGCTTCCGTCAGGCCTCGCGTCGGGTAATGTACTGTCACGAAGCGCCGCTGCGCGATGAGCCGCAGATTGTCGGCCGTGTAATCGGCGGCCACAGAGACCTTGCGCGCATTGGCCCTAATGTAGGTGAGCTTCTGCTTGCGTTGGCAATGGTTGTGACTCTGGATGGCTTGGTTCTCAAACGTTTTGGTGCGCTCAGTGCTGTCGTCAACTATGCCGTAAGGGGCGCCATAGATGGCTGCATCCTCGGTATTGTAGTCGTTGGCAGTGTTCACGTAGCGCCCCCGAACCGCGAGCGTTGTGGCTGAACGGCGGCGGTTCTTGTCGACGCGAATGCTGAAGATGTGATCCGCCGTCAGGCGGACATCGGGAGTCACAAACTCACCGGCGTGGACGCCAACCTTGCCGTCTGAGCGCTCGTAAACCACGAGCTCAGCCGCTTCATCAATGATGCGCCCAACCTCAATCGGGTCATTATTCGCACGGAACCAGAAACCGCCGTGGTAGCGCTTTTCTGTGCCGCCGCTGCGGTTCGTGATGTTTTGGTCGCAGACGTTTGCCGCGTTTATCCAATCCGGCATGTGCATCGCCGTGTACGGCATCTTGCCGCCAACAGGATGGCAGAGGTGCCATAGCCGCATCAGCGCCAAGTTAGTGGAAAATTCCCATGTGTTGGGATTGTCGTAGCGATGTGATCCTGAGCCGCCCTGCGTGCTGTCCTTGCGCGGGTCGTACAACAACGCGCCATTCCCGACCGCCGAATGCTCCGGCATCTGGTTAGGAAAGATATCAAGAAAGTTCTCTTGAGCTACCGTCGCAACAGACATCATCACGCTCGCAAGGCCATCGCCACGGCAAGCTGAACTCCAGATCTCCGGGAAAACGGACACTACATCCGCATAGGCGGTCTCAGCATTCAAACCCACCCTGGACAGGATTCTGACGTAAGAGATGCCATCACTCGCGTAATGCGTTACAACATAGCCATCAGCGTCCGTGCCTACCGCAAAATCATGCGTGTAGTGCGTCAAGAAGCCATGTATGCGGTGGCAAGCCCACACCATGATGTGATAGGCGGTGCCATTTCGTTCCTCGAGAAAAATATAGTCACCGCCTTTTTTGACGGTGCCTAAAACATAAGTGCGCGACGGCACGTTCTGCTTCAGATTGTAGGAGCCATCGTCCGGTTTCGGCACTTCAGGCTTCTGCGTGAATAGGCCGGAGCCATAGGCCAAACCAGCAATCGCCAGGGCGTAGGTGCCGAGGTAAAGGATGTTCGCGGCAAGCGTCGTCGTCGCCAGCGAGGAGACGATTAGCGCCAGTGTTTCAAGACCGGGCATTCAGATTTTCCAGGCTGCTAGAGTTCTTGCCGTGATGCGCGCGAAGCAGTCGCGCTGGCGCACAAGCCAGCCGCTGCCATCGTGGATGGTGCCGAATTGCCGATGGATGTTGTCGCGACTACCAACTACGCCGATGCAGCCTCGATGCGGCTCGCAAGGGATGGCGCCAACGGTCGCGGCGATACCAGACACAAGCGGCAGGACGCCGCCGCAGCGCTCGACGATGGCCTCAAACTCGGCTTCGGTGCTGTAGGTGCCGCGCCACTCCGCTACCGGGTCAGCATAGCCGAGCCACATCGCCCAGGACGCCAGCACCATGCAGCAATCGACTTCGCCAGGCCGCCACGGCAACGCGCCGTTGGTGGCGAGGAAGGCGTCGAGGCAGCCGCGTCTCACCAATTCGGCCATGATATCGTCTGGTCGCGCATGCGCGGCACGCGCTTGCACGATTCGTCGTCTGGCGCAGACGGGTTTAGCTGGCGAGCATGAGCCCGCTGGTCGACGTCGGAAAGAACCGCGCCGTTGGTCAGCGTCCGCAGCGTAAAGCGGTTCGTCACCTCAAGATTGACGCGCGACGTGATGCCGGTTTCTGTGGACTCGTCCACCACATCCATGTTGTCGATTTCGCCGGTGAAGACGACAATTGGCTCCCCGTCCGGCTGCTCTTGCTCGTCGAGGATCTGCAACTTGACCACGAACGGCGAGCCTTGCACAGGCGTCGTCTCGTCGTAGTCCCAGATGCTTGTGGCGACGCTGTCAGTGATACTGATGAGCGACAGCGCCAGCGTGTATGCCTCGCCATTGATGGCGGCTTCTATCTGCTGTAGCGCGTCTTCTGTGAACTGCGCCGGCCGATAGCGGTTGCCGTCGTCGTCAATGAAGGAGCCGCCAACACCGTCCCACACGCGGATGGTACGGTCGGGCAACTCCGCATCGCAGAGGATGCGTAGCGACTTTATTGCCATTGGTGTTCCTCAATGCCAATTGCGGCTTGCAGGCGGCCGGGCTATTCCAGACCAGCCCAGTAATCGACCGCCTCAACGAAGCTCACAGCCGGCAACGAGAACTTCGTCACCGCGTCCTGCGCCAAGTCCATGCCGTTGTCGTCCGCCAGGTGGCAGAGGCATGTCGGATGGTCGAACTCGAGCGTTGAGCCTGCCGGGATGAGCGCCCGCACCGCCGGCCAGATGGGAACTTCCCACACATCGCCGTCTATGCTGATGGCAGGGCCGGTCTCGTAGAGTGCGTGGTCATACGAAAATCGCACGCCAACGAGGTTGTCGTCAGCGTTGATGATGCGCATGCGGATGGACGTTGCGCCCACCGCCGTCACGCCTTCGGAGACGACCGTGATGGCGCCCTGCACATACGGCGTGCCATCGTCGAACAGCGCCTCGTCGTCGTGCGGAGTCTCAATCTCCGGCTCAAACTTGCCGGACACATAAGGCGCCGACAGGCTGGACCGCACGGGCACAGCAACCAACCCCGTCCGACCGCCGAGCTTCTGCCTGATGGCGCTCCACGTCTGCCACTGCTGGCGCCGGTTGTTGCGCAGCACCACGCCGCCGTACTCAATGCGCCAGTAGCCAAGGTCTGTGCGCGTCGACGGCGTGACGCCGCCGAGCGTCGTGCCGCCAGACCGGCTAAACGGCACCACCGCCGGCGTGATCTGCTGCGGCG